CCACGCTCCTGTTGGGAACTTTCGTTTTCCATCATCTCGATAAGCCATATCACCCATGCGAAGAACGAGACCAATAATGGTTCCGATCTCTTCAATATGCATAGCTTCTTTTGGCTTAATGATCCCGCCTTTAGTCTTCTCGTCTGCCTTTGGGACAGCGACCAAGATCTTCCAGCCGGTTGGAACGGGAAGCTTTTCCCCTAAGTTCACAATGACGTCTTCATACTCCGAGAGTTCTTCATTCTCCGTTGCTGCTGACACGTTAATCATCCCTGCGGCTCTCGCCGATTGCAACCACGCTTGAGGGGGTGGTTGATTCCCTTGCGCTCAATATGAGCGGTTAATCTCCTAGCTTCTTCAGAAGCTCTTCAAATTCAATTAGAGCAGATTGGAGGCCATCGATCTTGCCTACCCTATAACGGTAATCAGCAAAATCCTTAACCCCTCCGCTAGTAACTATGTCCTGATTCGCAATAACCTCTTCTTCGACACGGTCGATAAATAACTCACCGATGTTCTTACCCAAAACTACTCCCCTTTGTTTAGTGAATTATTCGCTATCTCGTATCCGATTTTAAACCCCTCAAGGAGTTCTTCACTTTCAACCTTCTTCTCTTCAAGGTTCATCTTGCGATCTTCACTAGAAACCTCAACTCCGATCTCGATGCCCTTCAGCATTTCCTGCGACTGGAGCTTCTTCTCTTCCATCGCATTCTTCATCTCAGCCTTCTTGAGATCTGCCATGATCTTGGCCGCATCGGACTTGATATTGGCCTGAACCTTCTTGTCCTCGATGTCCAACTTCTGCTGCTGCTGTTTGATGACAGGATCCTTAGACTTTTCCACCTGCTCCTTCATCTGTTCCTCTGCCTGATCACGACCCAGCAAGCGAGAGCCCGCCTCGGCCATCAGTGCGGAAAGCCTGACTTCCACATCATTCGGGAGCGGCTCATTTGGAGGCGGCAGGGTGACACCCAGTTCCTTCTCCAGTTCCCTTCGGTACTTAAAGCCTAGATGCTCTAAGACATGAGAAGACATCCCCGCTTCAATCTGCTTCGCATGAGGCGATTGCTGGATGATCTTCAGCATCTTGGGATCCTTTGCGGAGTCCAAGTGAGACTGGATGTGAGAATCATGATCCTGCCAGATGTAAGCCTTCACCGGCTCCATCGTCAGAATGTTCATGTTTTCCGATATCGGATCCAGAGACTTCACATCTTCATCAGATGGAATGATGTCTTCTACATCATCGATGCCTAATGTGTCTAACATCTGACGATGAAGACTAGAGAGGTTGTAGATCTGGGGAGCGGTAGCGGCGAGCTGAAGAGCTGCCTGAAATTGCATGATCCGCTGTGCCATGGTGGAAGAGTTGGGATCGGATACCGGAATAACATCTACACGGTCATCGAAGTCGGTAGACTTTATGATCTCACCTGTATCGACTTCCCACTCATAATCTTCAGGCATCCAGTCACGGATAATCCCGGTGAGCAGCTTAAACTCTCGCTTCATGGCGAAGTGAATGCGGGATTGAATTGCATTCATCACCTTCATCGATCGCTCAATAATGGCAAGGGTTGTCCCGACAGGGGCCTGGGAGTTCATATCCGACGCCTTCATGTCGGTAATCGACGCGAACCTTCGACCTTCTTCAACAATATTCTGTAAGAGCTGGTGCAGAACATTAGAGGGTTCCTTATAGGGAAGGAACGCGATGTTGTCTTTGATAGACCCACCAGGGATATCCACATCCTTGAATGTGCCTGGGCGGATTACTAGATCATCTCCCTTGATCCGCAATCCTCTTGACTTGAGACCACCCGGAAGATTAGACAGTGTACCCGCATCTACTAACTGCCGGAGCAGGGAAGTAGCCGACTTAGCAATACCACCGATGAGGTGGATCAATCCGAATCCGTAGAACCCCATGCCTGGGAGGTATTCGAAGTGAATGAAATGAGTCCTGCTGACCTTGTTCTCATCATCCTCGATCCAGTTTCTTCGGATGGAGAGAATGGAGCTACTCCGCTTATCGATTGTGACAATATAGGGGAGAGCAACGCCGGTCTGGTTGTCCCCGTCGTATGTATCCTCAAATCCTGGGAGATCGTAGTCCACACTCATCTCATAGAGGGTGTGCCTGTTATCGGTAGTGGCATTAGGAGTATCACCAGTTAGATCATTATACTGCTCTTCCACAGATCCGATCTCTGGACTGCCGTCACTCAGTTCTATGTCCGAGTAAAACCCTGCAACCTGTAACTTTCGAAGCTCATTCGGATGCTTCTTCATCATATGCGTGATGCGCTCTGCCATTTCCAACGACGGTGCGCCATACGATACCAGCAGGTCTTCCGCAGGCACAAACATAGAACAAGGTCTGCCAAGTGATGTGTCCCAATATACCTTGCGGAAAGCAGAACCTGCCAATGCGAGGTTAAAGAGCATCTTTTCTGTCTCAGACCGGTACTCTGCCATCTCCTCAGTGATGAGGTAGTTCATGTACTCCCTAATGCGATAAGCCTGTGCATCCTTCTCATCCGTTCGCTTGCCCATGGTTTTGGTCTTAACAGGGCCTGCGTTCGGGAATATCTCTGTAATTGTCTGTGCTTGAAACCTAACAACTGCTTCAGAAAGAACCGGATGCTGAACACCACAAGCCCCAGGCCAGGGAGTATCTCGATCTTCGATCTTCATCCCTAGTTCTTGGAGACCTTTGACATAGGTCTCTTCCCATTCCTTACGGGAATTCTTGTCTTCCGCTGCTAGGCCCATCAGTTCGGATGAGAGCTTCTGCAAGTCTCGATCATCCATGAACTCTGCCAGATTAGCGTCGAATGGAATTTCTAATCCCTGATCCTCTTGCGGGTCGAAGTCAATAAGGACACCTCCCTCTTCATCCTCTGTGATCTCCACATTAGAACCAAGGAAAATATCAAGACCTTCGTCCTCTGGACTAACAGGGTCCAATTCGAAAGGGTTCGAAGAGACAGGATTCATTGCCTTTTCAATTGCCATCTACTTCTTAACTTCCTTATGTTGTCCCATTAAAATCTCCTTGCTTTCTCTAGTACGGCGAGAATCGCTCGATCGTGGTCTCTTCTTCTATATGGTCTGTACCCAAGGTGATGAATCCGCCTTGGCGAAATCTCAAGAGTGCCTGCGTGCTGGAGTCCACAAGATCATCATGGGCTGCTGCGCCGGGGAACCCCGCAAACTGTTCGATCACTTCCACTGCCCATCTGTTCTTAGGTGCCCAAACCTGCCCTGAAGCAAACAGATCTGCGACCGAATTCACACGAGCAATCTTGTCTCTTCCTCTGGATGGAGAGTATTCGCTTACCGGAACACCCATCTCTCTTAACTCAAAGATCAGGGGAGATCCTGCCGCCTTACTCTCAATGATGCAAGCATCAGGCTCCCACTGTTGATACTGGTCATACGCACGACGCTTTAGCTCAGGGAATTCCAACCGCTCTTGCAACGCATTGAGCAGGATTACATTCGGAATCAGCTTCCCGGTGGCTGCGTTCTCATGATAGAAGACACCCCATGTAGTGCAGGCTGAGAAGTCAGCACGTTCTGTTTTTAAGAATGCGGTGTCCCAAGACTGGATGATGAAGTCACACTTCGGGGGCTCTCTGTCCTCCCAAATCTGCCACCACTCTCTCTTGATAATCGCAGCCTCATCTGCACTGGGATCCTGTTGATACTGAGCCGACCACTTCGCAGGCGGCAATTCATTCTTGACCTTGGTCAGTTCTTCCAGGGACCAGAACTCAGGCCACACTGGGTTCCCACTAGGCAGGATGGCAGGGAACTCAATCAGCTCCCACTCATCTTCTTCTCCACGCTCCATTGAGTTTCTGAGTAGTTGACCTGTTAGATCACGCTGACTCCACCTTGTTGCTACCTGAACAATCCGCCCTCCCGGTTGTAATCTCTGCCTTGGCCCTGAGGTGTACCACTCATAGACATGATCAAAGACTCTGGGATCGCCCTGCTGGGCTTCCTGCTCCGAATGAGGATCATCAATGATTAAAAGATCTGCTCCCTTCCCTGTGACCGCGCCGCCCACACCGATGGCAAAATACTCACCTCCATGATTGGTCGCCCATCGACCCGCCGCCTTGGAATCAGGTCTTAGGGCTACACCGGGAAAGATTTGCTTGAACTCATCGGACTCGAAAAGGTTACGAACTTTACGCCCGAATCCGACTGCCAACTCAGCGGTGTGAGCGGTTTGGATCACCTTCTTGTCGGGGTAGTTTCCTAGAAACCAAGCCGGGAGCAGGTAGCTCGCGAACTCAGACTTTGTGTGCCGGGGAGGCATGTTCACAATCAGACGCTTCTGGTCCGCATGAACTACTTCCCCGAATGCTTCTCCCATGATCTTGTGATGGGAACCTTCGATGAAGCTGGGCCAGACCATTCCAACAAAGGACATAAAGGAGGTTCTGGCTGACTTGAATGCGGCGATGCCTTGGAGTCGATCAATGACATCGAGCAACTCTCGCTTCTCTTCCTCAGAGAGCGATGAAAGATTGTTGACCGCCGAACTGTAATCGCTCGAAACAAACGCGGCTGACATTCCGGTTAAGCCCTCTCAGGAAAATTTAGGCGCTCGATTGAGGGAAGACAATCTGCCCAGGGACCAGACTGGGGCAACTCTGCTCCACGAGGATCTCTCCATCCAACCCGCGAAACCAGAGGAGCGCCCGAAAGGGACAGGACATGGCCTTGCACCTCTCGCAACTCTAACCTAGACAGACCTTGACATATCGTCAAGTCGACTACAGAAAAGGGAATTCCATTGAACATTCAAGCTGTTGATATCCGAGACCACTGGACTGGGGTGAAGCCCGCCATTCAGAAGATCATGGCAGACCTGCCCTGGCAGGATTTCCACATCGAAGACTTGTATGCCCAATGCCTCAAGGGGGATGCAGTTCTCTTCATAGACGGAGATGTGAGTCCTGGGGAGAGCTTCTTCATTGCGAAGATCAAGAAGAATGAAGTGGGGGAAAACATCCTCTTTCTCTGGATCGCCCACTCGACCAGCCCAGAGACCGCCGCTCAATCCCATGAAGGCATCGAAGAGATCGCAAGGTCTGCCGGGTGTGTCGCGGTGGAGTTCATCCTGGGTTCTCCAGACCTAGCTGAATACGCAGCAAGCTTTGGCTTCACAAAGCAGATGATCTTGGTCCGAAAGGACATCTGATCACGGGGCGAACAAGGGGTCTGGGAGAGAAAGCATGGTGGAGGCACAGCACTCGACACCATTAACTTCTTATCTATGCAATATCTAACTCAAACAGCGAGTCCCGGTACGGGACAGAGCGACTGATAGAAGCACTGCTTTATAGAACCTCATGTCTACCTCCTCTTAATCCTCAACCTCGCAGGTCCAGGGTTCTTTCAGGCATAGACAGGTCTAAGAAGAGGTATTGCTTCTTTGAGAGCTTGTCAATAGGTATAATTCTATACTATGAGTCATGATTGTAGGCAGATATGAGTATTTACTAGCATTATCAAGACCTTACAGCTTTTTTTTGTAGAAAATTTTAGTTTAGTGTTAGTTCGATATTTGCGATGTAATATTTTTTGTGATCGTTTGAGCAGAACAGTGTGTAACAGACAGACAGACGCACGCCTGTTCACACAGGGGGGTGCCCCTCTTCCTCGTCGATCTCGCTGCTCGCTTCTATTTGTTGGTCGTCGCGATCACTTACGGCTAGAACTTCTAGTGGTTTCTCGATAATCTCGCTAAGTCGTTGTAATAGCTCGGCTTCTAGCTGTTGCTCGGTCGCATGTTCCCTCTTTTCGCTACGCTCTCTCTCACTATCGAACATGCCAGCCAATTTACCTAGCAATTCCAATGACTTAACCCTACTAGCTGCGGGATTCTCAGGGTCCTCTGCCTCACCTATCAGCCTGTCTAGAATCCATCGACGCCGGTTTCCTAAGCTGCGCTCATTTCCCCTATCATTACGAGCCTTTGCAGCCTCAATCAGAGGTAGAACATTAGCTGTTGCGGCTAACTTGCTCGCGTTGACCTGAATCGTGGTCTTCGTGCTATTGCTTACGTCATAACTCGAACGATAAGCATCGGCCAGGCTCGCTCCATCGGCTACCGCCTGAGCGAATTTCTTCTGTTTTATCGTGGGGTTAGGCTGCTTCCTGCCTGCTTTATTCAGCATGTTTACTCCGCGCCTTATAGGCGATGCATCCCCGAGGGAATGAGGGGTTGCGTAGGGGTGTCAGTGGTGTATAATGGGGTCGTTCGATTGAGACACCAAACGCAACACGCTTCCAACGCTCTTAAGAGCAGGCTAGCTAGCGGATAGTGACCAGTCGATAGTAGGTCTAAAGTTATTGAGAGCAGCACCGATAGATAGAATGCAGGGGGGTTGCCAAGGGGGTTTAGATACCCTACCATGGGGGCTCCAACCAAGGGGAACGAACAATGTTTGAAGTTTATGAAGTATCTACAGGTACCGTAGTTGAGGATGGTTTTACCACCATTACTGCGGCTAGAGAGTGGTTGTTCCACAACCTATCCCTAGAGCAGGTACGCCCCGGTTCTTACTTCGCTCGCCGGAGCGACTAGGGACTAGGGGTTGACAAGGGGCTACCATGGGCTACCATGGGGTCCGCAACTGAGAAAAGGGGAACCGCAATGGTTCGAGTGTTTGAGACGGCTGCGCAAGCAGCTAAGAGTGAGTTGGTCCGTAAGCAGGTTGCTGCGGGCAAGGTAGATATCATGATCGATCCCCTCACAAGGGGGAAGTGTGTACAGAATTACATGAGATGCCGTCCACGTGGTGGCCGAGCAGGGGTCGCGAATATCACAACAGGGGTCGCTAAAGCGATGCATCGGCGACGCGCAGACTTGCAAAGCAACTGGGCCATCATTAAGTAGGGTCCGCCTAGAATCTAAAGCGAAAGGCCCGTAGGTGAGGGCCTCATGGGAGAGTGGTGTCTCCCATCTGATGAGGGCTAGAACGCCCATTAGCTAGCCAAGAGTATGCACAGTAGCGCCATAGAGCATCCTACAAGCTGCCTACTCACAAGGGATGATTGCGAGTACCGATCGACCGCCCCGGATTGAAGGGGGTTGACAAGGGGTAGACCATGGGCTACAATGTGGTCTCCACAATGAGAAGGGGAACACGATGAACCTTTGCGATACATGCAATGACATCGAAGTTGAGCGCGAGTGTGGGGAAATCACCTGCTACTTGTGTCGAGAAGAGCTAGAAGCTCTGATGGCTGACGCCCGAATTGAGTTCGGAGCCTAGGGGTTGACAAGGGGTCACAGTGGGCTACCATTGGGACACCGATTGAGAGAAAGGGGTTTCTCTGATGGATACTGTAAGCACAACTACGTTGCTGGAGTTAATCGCAGAATGCCCGGAGACCGATGTAGAGGCTCTCTTGAATGAGGGTAGGTTAATCCTAGTGGGAGTAGTGGTAAACGCTGACTTTTACTAGGGGTTGACATAGGGTCACAATGGTGTATCATTGGGACACCAACTGAGAAGGGATTCTTTGAATGTTTGAGCTTTTGATGAGTATGGTTACGCTGACAATTCAGGCAATTTTCATTACCGCAACACCTGTGGGCCTTGCAATGGTCGCAGTAGGCGTAATTCACCCGACAAGAAAGGACTGAGGAATGATTGACCGACAGGGTCGGGCGCTTGCAGAATGCTTGCGAGAGGTGCGCGATGCGATGGATACCCACACCTTGCGAAAGGCTGCGGGTCTTGAGGTACTCGCCCAAATGGCGATGGAAAAGGCATTGCTTTGGTTTGACCGATCGCTGGACTTTCACCGCAACTAGCAGGGGGTTGACAGGGGGTACCAATGTGGTACCATTGGGACATCAACTGAGAGAAGGGGTATCCAGAATGCCGAATCATGAGAAGGATGCACGTGAGTCCCTTGAATATTGGACTCAGTGTGTGGCCGAGGACGAAGAATTTGGGCTGTTTTCTGAAGCCCGATGGGACCAAAGGGTAGTCGATTACTGGCATGGGGTATGGACGTATCACCATGCCTATGACCGAGCCACACGATAGAGAAAGGAACGTGATGCAACTGACAAACGCTGAATTGAGCGCGACAGAGGATGCTCTTCTGGACGCTTGCGATGCCGCAGGAACGCCTGAGGAGTATGAGGTAGTCGAAGGTGCTTTGCTGATCGTGATGCATGAGCTGACTGAGCGACTGTTCCACGGCAACTAGCAGGGGGATGCAATGCACTTCAGAGAGAGACGCAAGTCAAGACTGTTTCATGTCTATTGTGAAGAGCCGAGAGGCCGCATATCGACCGTCATAGTCAATTGCGATTGGGTTCTGGACGCGATGATTATTGCGTCAGAGGCAAGCCCTCATAACGGATTCAAGGGACCACGCTCTCTACTCAACATCTGGGCCGATGAGCAGGGGGTTGACAAGGGATACACAGTACCCTATCATGGGGCTGTTGATTGAGAGAAGGGGAACACTGATGGCGATGCCTGAATGTGGGAAATGCGGGAAGTCTGGGGAGGGTGTGTTGTTTTCCATCTTCTCCAAGTATGGATTTGGCACCTACTGTGTAGAGTGCGAGAAGGATGTCGATAACAACAATACCAACTGAGAAAAGGGGAACGCATGTTCATTAGAATTAAGCAAGAGCCTACTTGGGTAGGGGACCGATCCATCGGCTTCGATGTGACAGACGGAACACGGAAGTGTCGCGTCTTCATTCCGCTGAAGATGACCAAGAATGTGACAGGCACGCTCTATGTCAGCGACTGGATCGTGCAGAAGAAACTCGACAGTTTGCCCGCTGAGGTGGGCAGCATGTTTCAGACTGAGTACCTCGACTTCGATACCACGATCGAGGAGGAGCCCCTGCCTGATGGCGGAGTGTTTCCCGAGGTGATCGCTCTTTTCGATAAGGCTGCTGAGGGTATCAAGTACCCCAAGCTGAGGTTCGAGTTGGCTGGCTTCAAGGTGAAGGTCAAGCGAGCAGGCGACAGGAGTAAGACTCCGGGGGCATTGTTCTTGGATGACGGTGCCGACTTCCGAGATAAGGATAGGAAGTATTACGGAAAGATTGACCGGGATGGGGTGTTCACTCCGGGCCGAGCTTGCTTCCCTGAACTGGTAGCACTGCTCGATGAAATGAATGACGGGGGAGCCGATACCATCGCCGACTACGGGAGAGACTCAGGCAACTGTATGATATGCGAAGCCGAACTCACCGCCGACGAGAGTAAAGAGCGAGGGATGGGACCGGTTTGTTTCAAGCGATGGGCAGCATAGACATAAGCCGAGCGAGTGGAACATAACACGCTAGGCCCACTCGATTCCATTCGAGTAATGGTCCCCTGCAACAATGGGCCATGGACGCAGACAGTAGAGCGGAGTCGGCAGGGGATCGATTTTTTTAGAAATGGAACCAATGAGAGTAAAGAAAACGATTCGCATGAATCAATTGGGTTATGCGGTAGAGCTAGGACTACTAGAGACTGCTGATCCTAAGGCCGGATGGGACATCGAATCTGTTGACATCGAATCTGTACAGGTTGACTACGCCCATTGGGGCAAGACCAAGCTAGAGATGCGAATTATCGCAATCTCTCTTCTGGAACAATTCCTCAAGGCTGATCGAGAGGAACACTCATACCCTCAGGATGGGAGCAAGGGGCAAGCGAAGGCATACCACTGGACGCTAGTCGAATCACTGAAGGGGGAGGTGTGAAAGGGTTAGTCAACATACTGTAGACCTAGCAGGGGTTGACAGGGGGTGGCGATGTGCTATTGTCTCCCCATCGACAGAGAAAGGGAGTCAATGCAAGCGAGTGCTAAGCGAGAAGGGATGAATCGGCGACCTAACGCGAACATGTCTGGTGCTGGACCGGGAGGGTATCTTTGCCCATGCTGCGGACCTGCGCCACGCCATCGCAAGAAGACTCGGCGAGCAGAACGAAGAAGGACAAACCACAAAGAGAAGGGGAAAGAGAATGGGACAGACTGAACAGGGAATACAGCATATTCTTGACGTGATGAGTGCGACCAAGAAAAGGCGTGCGCCACTGGTGAAGGGTCCACCGGGGTGCGGTAAGTCGCAGGCATTGGGTCCGGGTGGAGCAGTACATACTAAGCGGGCTCAGTATCTTGGCATTGACCCTAAGATATATGGGTTCATTGACTATCGACCTGCCTTGGAAGACCCGACTGAATCGAAGGGAATGCCTTTCCCTGATATCGAAC